CGCTCCTTCAGGGTAGCCAGCAAGTCCATAGCATGTCTCATGTCCAAAAGCCAGCCATTGCGTATCTGCTTCTGCACAATCCACTGCGTCTCATGCTCAAGGTCAATGGACTGTTGGCTGAACTTACGCAACTCTAACTTCAGCTTGTTGTATGCCTTGGCTGTCACCCGGACATCCTGCACACAATAGTCCACCATGTCCCTAGACAAGCATGACCAGTCATCGTGGTCGCCTTTGCCACCCCACACTGCTAGTCTGTGACCGCCTTCCCGCTGTGGGTTAGCTAGTCTGGACATGACCAAGGTGTCCTGCACCCTACTCTTGTCCACTGAGATAGCCCATAGCTTCTCTAACACTGGAATGTCAAAGCCTATCAGGTTGTGCCCTACTACAGGGAAGTCACCTTCCAGCGCCTTTGCGAGGCTTTCACGGTCATAGTGCTCCTTCACCACATTGTCCTGCATAGTTACTGCTACCCAGATGGTATCAGGATCAAGGCCATTAGTTTCTATGTCTAAAAACATAGGGCTATAGCTCATTAACTGCGTCCTCCTTTGGCTTGCTTGTCTCTGACATTCTACCAGTAAAGTTATCATACTTCAGGTAGCAACATGCCCCAGTGAGTCCAGAGTAACGGTTCTTGAGTACACGCACCGTGGTGGTGTTACGTCGTTCAGGGTTATCGTCCTGCTGGTCACGCTCCAAGCCTATCACCATATCAGACAACTGAGCGATAGCCTGTGAACCACGCAGTTCACTTAGACTAATCTGCCCACCGTCCTCGTGTGCCTTGCCTTGGGTACGCTTCAGGTGAGACACAAGGAACAAACCTACGCCTAGCTCCTGCACCAGTGACCGTAGCTTGGTCATAATAGCGTCGATGGCCTTACGCTCATCTGCGTTGTCCTGAGCCGACACTACGATGGATAGGTGGTCTAGGATGATCCACTTGCAGTCCAATGCCTTAGCCATGTACCTGACCCTAGCCAGCAGGTTGTCCTCGCTGGTGCTACCCCAGTGGTCGAACAGGTAGAACCTTCCGGTGCCTAGGGTTTCCTCCCATATAGGGAATGCCATGTCGGTGTCTAGGTCTTCCTCAAGGTGCAGTGGGCAGTCGGCGTGTACCGACATGATCCCTAGTGCTGTCCTTGCTACGTCTTCCTCCAACGCTAGGATGCCTATGTTGTCCTCGGTGGCGTTCAGCAGGTAATACTCTAGCTCCCTGACCATCTGTGATTTGCCCATGCCCGAGCCTGACGTTATCGTCACTAGCTCGTATGGTCTAAATCCCTTGGTGTAGGTGTTGAGTCCCTGCCAAGGATAGGGTACTGACTTCACCTTGATCTTGTTGGTTAAGGCTTCCCATGTATCGCTACCTTGGATAATGCCGTCTGGCTGGTACACCTTGGCATTCCACCATGCAGCAGTGAAGTCTCTAACCCGGTTAGCCACTAACATCTCGTTAGCGTCCTTCAAGGGTAGCTTGGCTATCTTTAGCTTGCTTGGTGAGAACAAGTCCTTGATGTCATCTATGGCCTGCTGGCCTGCCTTGTCACCGTCAAAGCATACAACCACATTGTCGTAACCTTCAAGGAAATCTAGGTTCTCCTTGATCTCCTTAGCCGCTGAAGATGCGCCATTGCGTAGTGAGACTACATCCCACTTGCGCTCGAACATCTCAGAGACACTTAACGCATCTACTTCACCTTCTGTGATGGTGATGTACTTGCCTTTGCCTTTGCACGTTTGCTGTCCGAACAGACCTACATTTGTAGTCATGTCACCTGTCGCATGGAAGTCCTTGGTCTTCACATGGCGTACCTTGGTGGCTTTCAGTTCGTCAGTGTTGGTGCTGTAGTACGGGTAGATGTGTTTAGCTATCTCACCGGCTGCGTTGTACTCCACCATGACATTGAACTTCCTGCATGTGTCTTGGCTGATACGTCTGTCGGGGATAGCTGCAATAACACCTGATGCTGTCATATCGTCTAATGGCCTCCTTGGTTTGGGCTGTAGCTCTACTACATTGCCATTTGCATTTTCGTGGTGATTGCACCCTGCTGCGTAACAATGAGCCGACCCGTTGCTATAACGGGCCAGCGCATCACTTGAGCCACACTTAGGGCATGGCTCATGTTTTACAAAGGTGCTCTTTTCTCCACTAAAGGTCGGCATCTATGCCGCTGCTGTCTTCAGCAACCTCTAGCACCCGCACTGCGTTTAGGTACGTTGGTGTGCCGTTTACAGGATCTGGGGCTGCTGTCTTGTAACTAAGACGCACCACAGAGCCTCGTGGGATGTTACCAATAAAAGGTTGATCGTTAGCGTCAATGACTTTAACATTGAACTTGGTACGGAACTTCCTTTGCTTGTTATTTTGGTAGTCCTTAAGTTTAACACCTTGTTTAGCTAACAAATCAGCATTTTCATCGTCCAAGGTGATAGTCACGGAGAACTTTCCTGTGTCCGTTCCGTTATAAATTTCCGTGCTGTCCAAGAAAGAAAACGCTACTTTACCACTGACTATTGCCATATCTTCTACCTCTTAGGTTTACTTTAGTTTACTAAAGAGAACTAAAGAATAATCATTATGATTAACATAATGTATTCCTTGCTCTCTTGAGTCTATTGTACATGAATAATTCTTCAACCGTCATGAAAATAATTCATGTTGGGATGTTAACCGTTTCACCTCCTCAAGTCTTTTGACTAAATCTTGCACTTCGTTATCGTCTACCTTTTGATTTGGAAACCTTGCCTTCAGTGACTCCACGTTACAAGGATTGCACAAATCTAGCTTGTCTTTGTCCTCAAGTAGCACATCACAGGCTTTGCAGCGCATTAGTGTACCTCCTGTGACTCATTACCTACCAATTGCGCGTACAAGCCCTCTAAATCGTCCGTAGAGCGCCTTTCTAGGTCATCATGTAGGTAGGCACTACACATGGCTAACATCTCTGATACGGCCATTACGTTGAGCCTGTACTCGCTCAAGGTTTGCACTATCATGTCACGCCGGTTTTGTTCTGGATCAGGTTCTCGGTCATCCGTCACATCTTCGTCCCAATATGTTGTGCTCACGCTGTTTGCTCCTGTTGATTCTTGAGTCCTTCAAAGATACTTGAAATAACGTCTACTGTCCATCCATTACCTAGCATCTTGTAACGCTGGGTATTGCTTACATGGTTTGTGTAATTTTCTGGAACTGTCTGCAATCTTTCGCATTCCGTTACCGTAAGTTTCCTATACGTTAAATCCTTTAGGTTTGCTGCTAGTGTGGTTTTCTGTGTGGTTGTTAGGGCGTTAGTTTTACCGTCAAATCTCAATTCTAATTGCTGGCTTGTGGACTTGCCGTCATCATTATAACGACCCCGCTTTGCAGCACCAGTAAAGACTAACTGTCTACTGCTTCTCTGAAAGTACCGTTTAAGATTGCCTCCCCTAAAATAGTTTGCGTCTATACAGTAGGATTTCTCTCTGTCTGTGAAGCCTGACTCTAATATATCAGCCAGCATAACGCCTTTATCTTTCGGCACTTCAAAAGGAATGTTAGTCCAATACAGTCTTTGTCTATTCTGAGCCGACACCAGACTGCTGTTAATCAATACTGGCTGACAACCCATGTATTCACTGATGATGTCCTGAGACTCTTTCTTCATTCTTACATTCTCAAGCAAAAAGTACCTAGGTTTTAATTGCTCTTTCAGTCTAACAAACTCAAAGAACAGTTTGGATCTAGGATCATCAAAATTTAACTGCTTACCTGCAAAGCTAAACCCTTGGCAAGGTGAACCGCCAATGAGCAAGTCTATCTGCCCAGTCTGGGCCCCTGTCACCTTTTGAATGTCCCCTAGTTGCCTAGTGCTAGGGAAGTTTGCTTGCGTTACTTTTATAGCGTACTGGTCTACTTCACTTGCAAAGTAATTGTTAACTTTGATGCCTGCCCTATGTAACGCTAACTGTCCGCAGGACATACCATCAAAACAGCTCAAAACATTCATTTGACTACCTCAGTTAATCCATGCCAGTCGTTGATCGTTAGCTTTGCCATGCGCTTATTGTGCGCTATGTACCAGCTACGTTTCCCAAAGTGATAGCCAGTAAATGCTCGGCCTCTTGTTAGACCATAGCGCCTCTTATGTTTTCTCAGTCTGTAGATCATGTCCCTTGCCTCCTAGTTCTTGTTGATCTTGAATACATACACGTCTTTCTTGCTGGGGTGCATGTACAGGCTGTAACGCCCTTTGCAGTATACATGAGCGGCGGTCTGTACGTTAGCTTTTTTGGCCTTCTCCACTAAAAACCACTCACCTTGGCGCATTCCTTGCATTAAAGGTTTCCACGTTCCTTGATTGCGTCGGTACAATTGCTTAGGTGCTGGTGTGTTTGCTACTTTGTAAAATTTCATTGGTTAGGTTCCTTTTGGTTTAGGTTAGTTTAGTTCTTCTTCCCACTGATTGCATTTAGCGCAATAGTGGCCTTCGGGGTATTGTTCCACGGTTCCACGCCCCGACAGGCTTTCATATTCTGCCGGTACATATTCCCATTCGTGATTGCATTCTTTTACTGGCTCAGGTCTCCGCATTGAGTCCGCAAGTGCTTTAATCTCTGCCGCTAGCTCTAAAATGCTCTTGTCGCTGTGTTTTCTTATCATGTTGTTAGATCCTCCCGTCGTTGTACATTTCAAACACAAGATCAGTTAAAACGTCGTATTCATCGTCGCTTAAGTTATCCGCTGACATTGTAACGCCATTGCTCTTGTAGTTGTACACAATGACGTTAAACGGTGTAGGGTTAGCTACTTCGTCAACGTGAAAGTCTATATCGGTTATTTTCATGATGATATCCCAAGTAATAGCGCCCACGTTAGGTAAACGCCAAGAATAATTGTAATGGCTGCTGTTGTCCTGTTGAGCACTGAGAACACTAGCGCCTCGTTCTGTTGTTGTTCGCGTTCTTCACGCCGTGAGATTGTGTAGTCTGTTTTCATCGTTTTAAGTCTCCTTTGTTAAATCCATATTCTGCAAGCCTACTCCATAGTAGTGCTTCAGTCAATTCTTTTTCCGCCTTGTTAGCTCTGTTGTTCACTGCTATGGTGTCAGCGTGTGCAATCTGTAGGCGAACTGGTGGCTCCGTGTCAATCCTGACGTTGTAAAAGCGTTGTGCAGTGTCGCAGACCTCTATACAAGCTAGGTCGCCATGCTTGTTGGTAATTGTTCGCATGCTGTTATGCCTCCGTTGCATGTTCTAGGATCTCAGAAACCCGGACACAGTGAAGCCATGATGTCACTATGTCACCCAGTAGGCTGGCTGGTATGTTGTCCAGCAGGCTTTCCAATTCTCTTGTGATGGCTTCCTCTGTCAGGTTGTCATAGTCCCTAAGCATGTCCAAAGTGCCGTCATTGTCCAGCCACAGAGCAGCCTGCCACGTCTCAAAGTTGCACCATCCGTTGTAGGTTGTGTCGTTCATTGTTTAGTCCTCTGTTGCTAAGAATTGGATGATGAGTGCGGTGGCCCAGTCAATCCTTTGTTGCTTTGTTGTTTCCGTCTCCGGTATGAAATCCCTGCCAGCGCATATGTCGAACCACTGCTCGCCGAAGCGCTCTAGCCTTCTCTCTATTACCCACATGTCTCTATCCTTCTTCTGTTGTTGTGTTTGGCGTAATGCTGCCACTGATAACCCCTGATTGCAAGGGTTATCTATGGGGCACTAGGCGCTAATACCAGCCTTCTTCCCCTTTGTAGTTAAAATTAGTTTTTGATCCGTCGCTGAATGTCACTAGCGTTTGAACGTCATAGTATCCGTCGCCGTCAGGATACCTGCTGAAATATGTAACTTCAGCATCCGCATCAAACTGGTGAACGATAAACTTGTGATCTTCACTCTTAAAGCGTATTCGCTCTTTGCTTACCCATTGCCAAAACTTCTTTTCTAGTGTCATTGTCTGTCCTTGTTGTTACTGTTGTTGAGCATATTGCCTGAGCATTAACACAATGTATACCCTAGGCTTAGAACTTATTGTTATAGGCATTGATGGTCTTATGACTACTGGAGAGAGCCTTAGAGCCTACTATATAGACTCTCACTCTCAAGCATTCTCAGGCCCACACAAGCTAACTGTTGTACTCATTAACGGAAACAACCTAGCACCTAAGTCTAACTGTTGTAATCTGTTGCGCACCTAAGTCTAACCGTTAGGCTCTTTGGTGCGCCATAGTCTAACTGTTGTAATCTGGGGCAAACCTAAGACTAACTGTTGTGCTAAGGGTGGGCTAACGACAAAGGTACGGGGGTGGGCCTGTGCGCTGACTAATTATTGTAGTAGGCACTCCAGTACTCAAAAGTGAAAATTAGAAAACAATAGTAAATTATTAAAAAAGTAAGCATTTGCTAGCCTGTGTAACCCCTTGTTAACAAAAGAGAAATATAAACTTTGACTCAGTCAAGAAAATAACAGTAAAAAGTACTTGACAAATGCTAAAAAATATGCTATAATAAATAGGTATCTTAAAGAATGTTAAGGTAAATACATTATGGATAATCAAGATGATCCTCCAAAGCGTAAGCGGGGTAGACCTAGGAAAGACGAGGTAGTTAAGAAGACTACTGGCTCTAGGGGTAAGGTAGGTAGACCTAAAGGTGATGCTTCGATTATTAATGAGTACAAGGCTAGGATGTTAGCTTCCCCTAAGTCTCGTAAAGTATTAGACAGTATCTTTGATGCAGCACTAAATGATGACCATAAGAATCAAGCTGCTGCTTGGAAGTTAGTTATGGACAGGATGTTACCCCTTAGCTACTTTGAAAAAGATAGTGCCGGTGGGCGCTCTGCGGTATCCATAACTATCTCAGGTATAGGTAGTGGGTCTGTAGAGACAGATGTTACACCTAAAGAACCTATTGAAGGAGAGTTTAAAGATGTTTAAGTACTTCAGTAGGGATGAGTTTACTTGTCAAGCCACAGGCGAGAATGAGATAGAAGATGAACTGATTTTTGCCCTAGACGAGCTTAGAGAGCACTGTGGCTTCCCTTTTGTTATCACAAGTGGCTATAGATCACCTGACCATCCTATTGAACTAGGTAAGAAACGACCGGGTACACATGCACAAGGTATTGCAGCGGACATAGCTGTGTCCTCTGGTTTACAAAGGTACACTATAGTAAAGAATGCTGTTAAGTTAGGCTTTACTGGGATTGGTGTTGCCGGAGGCTTTGTGCATGTGGACATTAGAGTTACTGATACACCTGTAATGTGGACATATACCTAGCCACTGCGTGGCGCGAATAGCGGAGCTATTAGTTAGTGCTTACTAACAGAGAATACAAGAAAACCTTAGCACAGCAAGAGGATCTAAACTGGGACGGTGATCCTGATTTAGATGCTGAGTATGAGTGTGCAGAGGAAGAAGATTTAGACGAGTACATAGTCAGATGGTTCTATGACTAAGAGAGTAGCGAAGTAAATGAGTGACTTTAAGACTAAATTCTATAGTGCCATCAATGAGGCTGTAGTATCCCCAGAAGAAGCTCAACAAGAGTTTGGAGAAGAAGATTTTAGATGGGCTGAAACAAAAATAGGAGATGACTCACCTACTGGTAAGCCCCAAATTTACATAAATGATGCTAAATTCAAAAGGTTTAATGCTGGCCCTAACTATAGAAAAGAGATGCTTATAGGAGAAGGTTTACATCTTATAAAAGAAATAGACCCTGAAAGAGCAGAACGCTTATATCAAAGTGCTGTTACTGACCCTGTTACACGAGGATGGTTAAAAGAGTCTTACAAAAGAGAAGCGGAACGCGGTGAAAAAAGACCTTTTGACAAATGGGTCAAACACTCACGTTTAGACCAAATAATAGGCGGGTACTTACTAGGAGGTAATAAATCTTCTGTCCCTACTATGCGAGATTGGCCTACAGAAAGACTGCCTTATGGTAAACAATTTAAGACTGAGCTTGAAAAATTAAAAAAAGATTTAGACTTATAAGTGACTGAACTAAACATACAACTGCTAGATTGGCAAAAGCAAGTCTGGGCGGATGACACTAGATTTAAGATTGTAGCTGCTGGTAGACGTACAGGTAAGTCCAGACTAGCAGCATGGATGTTGATTGTTAATGCCCTACAGGCAGACAAAGGGCATGTGTTCTATGTAGCTCCAACACAGGGACAAGCCAGAGACATTATGTGGCAAACACTATTGGAGCTGGCGCACCCTGTTGTAACCTCTAGTCACATTAACAACCTACAGATTAAGCTGGTCAATGGTGCAACCATCAGCCTCAAGGGTGCTGACAGGCCAGAGACTATGCGTGGTGTGTCACTAAAGTTCCTAGTGATGGACGAGTACGCAGACATGAAGCCTGAAGTCTTTGAGCAGATCCTTAGACCTGCCTTGGCTGACCAGAAGGGTGCTGCACTGTTCATTGGTACACCTATGGGGCGTAATCACTTCTACGACCTGTACAAGTACGCAGAGCTAGAGGACGATGAGTCATACTCTGCATGGCACTTTACAAGTTATGACAATGAGTTGTTAGACCCAGATGAGATTGACCTAGCTAAGAAGTCTATGTCATCCTACGCATTCCGTCAAGAGTTTATGGCATCCTTTGAAGCTAGAGGCTCAGAGATGTTTAAGGAAGACTGGGTTGTATTTGGTGAGTCACCGGAGATAGGTGACTACTACATAAGCATTGACTTAGCTGGCTTTGAGGACGTAAGCAAGAAAAGAACTAAAAACTCTAAGCTGGATGAATCAGCCATTGCTGTTGTAAAAGTAAATGAGAATGGCTGGCACCTAGAGAACATCATACATGGTCGCTGGGACTTAGCGGAGACAGCTAGGAAGATATTTGAGGCTGTTAGGGACTACAGGCCCATTAGTGTAGGCATAGAGCGTGGTATATCCAAGCAAGCTGTTATGTCTCCCCTAATGGACTTGATGAAGCAGCGTGGTAGATTCTTTGTTGTAGAAGAACTAACCCACGGTAACCGTAAGAAGACAGACAGAATCATGTGGGCCTTACAGGGTAGATTTGAGAATGGTCAGATTACTCTAGGCAAAGGTGAATGGAACAGTAGATTCTTAGACCAGTTGTTTCAGTTCCCTGACCCACTGACCCACGATGACCTTGTGGATGCCTTTGCGTACACAGACCAACTGGCTAAAGTAGCCTACAGTTATGACTTTGAGATTGATGATCTTGAAGTCTTGGATGCAGTAACAGGATATTAACATGCCCAAGAAAGGACTATATGCCAACATTCATGCCAAGCGTAGGCGTATTAAAGCCGGTAGCGGTGAAACGATGCGTAAACCCGGCAGTAAAGGCGCTCCTACCGCTAAATCGTTCAAGCAAGCAGCCAAAACAGCCCGAAATAGAAAATTACGAAGGGGTCGGTAATGGATTACGGTGATAATGACGTTCTGTCGAGCGATGAACACCTAGAAAACTGGGTAATGGCTAAGTGTGACTCGTGGAGAGACCACTATGAGTCCAATTATGCAGAAAGATTTGAAGAATTCTACCGTTTGTGGCGTGGAATCTGGGCCGCAGAGGACATGGAGCGCAAAAGTGAGCGTTCACGTATCATTTCACCTGCATTACAGCAGGCTGTAGAGTCTAGTGTAGCTGAGATTGAGGAAGCAACCTTTGGTCGTGGTAAGTATTTTGACATTACCGACGATCTTGGGGACGCAGAGGCACAGGATGTCGTTTATTTGCGACAAAAGCTGCATGAGGACTTTGAGAAGACACAGATACGTAAGCAAGTAGGTGAGTGTCTAATCAACAGTGCTGTGTTTGGTACTGGTGTAGCTGAAGTAGTGCTAGAGGAAGTCAAAGAGATGGCTCCTGCTACACAGCCCATCATGGACGGACAGTTACAGGCAGTAGGTGTTAACGTCACAGACCGTACAGTAGTTAAACTACGCCCTGTACTCCCACAGAACTTCCTGATTGACCCAGTAGCTACGTCCATTGAGGACGCTATAGGTGTTGCTGTGGATGAGTTTGTGCCACGACACAAGGTACAACAGCTACAAGAAGAAGGTGTCTACAGGAGCGTGTACGTAGGTCAGGCGGCTAGTGACTACGACCTAGAGCCAGATCAAGACCTAACGAGCTACGACGAAGACAAAGTACGCCTAACAAAGTACTATGGACTTGTGCCTCGCTACCTGCTGGAGGTAGGTGAAAAAGAAGCAATGCTTGATGAAGACGAAGACATTGCTGATATTGACATAGAAGAACCAGAGGCAGATGAGAATGAAAGCTACTACGTTGAAGCTATTGTTGTTATTGCTAATGGTGGTATACTGTTAAAAGCAGAAGCTAACCCATACATGATGCAGGATCGTCCTGTAGTGGCATTTCCTTGGGATATAGTACCCGGTAGGTTCTGGGGACGTGGTGTTTGTGAGAAAGGCTACAACAGCCAGAAGGCGCTTGATACAGAGCTACGTGCCCGTATTGATGCCCTAGCACTAACTGTACACCCAATGATGGCTATGGACGCTACAAGGCTCCCTAGAGGCTCTCGTCCAGAAGTACGCCCCGGCAAGATTCTATTGACCAACGGTGACCCTAAAGGAGTCATCAATCCCTTTAACTTTGGTCAGGTTAGTCAGATTACATTTGCACAGGCAGCAGAACTACAAAAGATGGTTCAGATGTCTACAGGTGCTATTGACTCCGCTGGTATCCCCGGCAGCATCAATGGTGACGCTACGGCTGCTGGTATCAGTATGTCCCTTGGTGCAATCATCAAGCGTCACAAGCGCACCCTGATTAACTTCCAGCAGTCTTTCTTGATTCCATTTGTTAAGATGGCTGCTTGTCGTTACATGCAGTTTGACCCAGAGAACTATCCTGTTAAGGACTACAAGTTTAACACTACGTCTACTCTAGGCATCATTGCCCGTGAGTACGAAGTAACGCAGCTTGTGCAGCTACTGCAAACCATGCCAGCAGAGTCTCCACTGTACAACACGTTGATTCAGTCAATCATTGACAACATGAACCTGTCTAACCGTGAAGAACTGATGGCTAAGTTGGCTCAGGCAGAGCAAGCATCACAGCCTACACCTGAACAACAGCAGATGCAACAAGCGGCTGCACAGGCACAGATGGCTTTCCAGCAGTCACAGACAGCAGCACTCAACGGTCAGGCACAGGAGTCTAACGCTAGAGCGCAGAAGATTGCTACGGAAACTCAGTTGCTGCCTGATGAGCTTGAGATTGATAAGATTAAAGCTGCCACTAACAATCTGAAGGCAGGCACTGCTGACGATAAAGAGTTTGAGCGTAGGCTGAAGATTGCAGACATAGCTTTGAAAGAGAAGGATATAGACTTAAAAGAGAAAACATTAAAAACCCAAGGTAAGCAACAAGAGCAAAATGCTCAAGCAGAGCAGCAGCTTCTTAACAGACTATCTTAATGATTAATCCTGATCTAAAG